GGAAAAGAATATGGTTAATGGTAGATGGTGGATAGACGGAGAACAAGACAATCCTCAACTGCACAAATTTATAAATGATTGGTGCGATCACTGGGTTGGATATGTTGCAGAAACAGTGTTCGACATAAACACACTTGGCGTATCTGAAGAGTGTATGCTGGTATCATCTTACAATAAGGAAGTGTTTGACTTTCTAAAGAAACACAAGGTAGAACCAATCATAGTACCATTGAGGCACAGATACTTTTGGGATGGTGGATTGCATTGTTGCTCACTAGATCTTGTGCGTGAAGGAGGCAGGGAAGATTACATATCATGATATATTTTATAGCACCATCGGGCGGTAACAACAGTTACATCTGCCTTAAACTTGTGGGCACTAACATAGACGGTATGACAACGTATCACGACAAAGGTACACACTCTGATGATCACGAAATAATAAATTTTTTACACATAGCAAAGAAGAATGATAATACAAAAGTTGTCATTACAGAAAATTATAACAATGTCAAAGGTATGATAACACAAGACGATGTAGTCATACGGAACAACATAGACAAGTATCGTGAAGTGCTGTTGCTGAATTGGTTTCACAAAAATCTAGCACAGTTGGGCAATGAACCAGAATTGCAGTACGGCTGGAGAGACTCTTGGATTGAATGGCAAACTGACCTTTGGAAAAACAACAGCAAAATACCCATAGCATCTGCTGTGGCAGAATGGATGTACAAACTGTTTGATGATAACTTTGCTGAAATAAAAACGATACCAGAAATTACCAAAGTGTTTAATTGGTCTGTAATGTATAACAGTTCACAAGCCACGGTTGACGAATTCAAAAAGATAGGTTACAATTATACAGTGGAAGAACACGACAAATGGTTAACAAGCCAATCAAAAATACTGGGATATTGGCAGGCTATAAAAAATAATATAGACACACCTTTAGATCTAGATGATGATGTCCATAAAGGACTTGCTCTTGCACTGCATGGAAAAACACACAATTTAGATAGGCAACAGGTTGAATCTAAGTTTAAATTATTACCATAAATATTGATATGCTTATAGAAGATGTACTTACAGAATTTAAAAGAACACACCTCGAACACATAGAGGACATAGTAATCACTGACGGTTATGAGGGTGGCAAAGCAGTGATAGAATACTTCAGAGGATTACTGCTAACACTCAAAGGATCAAGTTCAGAAGCAATGAGTGTGTCAGTTAAGTGGGACGGTGCTCCTGCTGTGGTGTGTGGCACTAATCCAGACAACGGCAAGTTCTTTGTGGGTACTAAATCAGTATTTGCACAGGCGGCTAAAATTAATTACACAAAAAAAGACATAGCAAACAATCACGGCACAGACGAACTAGGACAAAAACTATTAAAATGTCTTGTGCATCTTAGAAAACTAAACATACAAGGTGTGGTGCAAGGCGACTTGTTGTACACAGATGAAGATATCACTAGAAAAAACATTGAAGGTAAACCTCACTTAACATTCACACCCAACACAATAACATATGCAGTACCAGAAGGCAGTGAACTAGGCAAACAAATAGACAGAGCCAAAGTAGGAATCATATTCCACACAACATACAACGGTGAAACACTTGCAGACATGACAGCATCGGGCGGAGCAGATGTAAGTTCGTTTGCTAAAAGCAATGATGTGTTCTTTGACAATGCCACATACAAAGACGTATCAGGCAGTGCTAAATTTACAGACGACGAAACAAAACAATTTTACAATAGTATTGAAAAACTTGAAACACTCTTAAACAGTGTGCCAAGAAACTTGTCTAATGTGCTAGGACAGAACACAGACTTTGTGCCAATGTTCCAAATGTACATCAACGCAATGGTCAAGCAAGGAGAACTACCAAGCAACGTTAATCAATTTTTATTAGGATTTAAAAAGTTTTATGCAGAAAGAATGCAACAACAAATTGCAGGACTTAAGGCACAAAAGGCTTTGCAGTTGAGACAGGACAAAATGAAGCAGATGCCTGTGTTCCTAAACAAGGCCAAACAACCATTACAGGCAATGTTGACTTTCTACAAAGCAGTACAGCAAATGAAAATGTTTGTGCTAAAGAAAATGAACCAAGCAATGGCTATTGGGTCATTCCAACAAACAGATGGCGGACTAGAAGTAACAGAACCAGAAGGATTTGTTGCTGTTGACAAATCAGGAAGTGCTGTTAAACTTGTGGATAGATTAGGATTCTCAAGAAGAAACTTGACTGCTGTCAGCAAATTCAAGAAATAGATTTAACGTTTTATTAATTTCATTACTTAAATTTTCTTTGTGGAAAAATTTATCATGATTGTGTTGTCGCAGTGCTTTACTTTGTAGATATATGTCTTGCCACGGTGCATCACGTAATCTATCACACACATCAACAATAGTGTCGATCCTCATATCAGGGTCTCTGTCTAGGTCGTATGCCTCTTCAAAGTAGTTGTTAAAAGTTCTGAAACCCATTTCTCTTAATTTTTGTAGATATAAATGATTGCCATGCACTATGAAAAGTTGTTGTGCTATGATCGGTTTCCATATCTTCTCTGTCATAAAAATTTCGTAATTGTTGTCGTTAGTTTCAGATACTATACTACAAGCAGTATCATTATACGGCTTCTCATATATGTCTTGATCTTTGCCATACAGTGGATAGTCCTGTGCCCATGGCAGTTCATAATCCGCGGGCAGTTTCCTTTTAGGCCAGTTGGTGTGCAAACTATTGTCCAATATGCCGTTGTCAAATAACTTGTTGTATAATTTTTCTCTGTGGGCTCTTGGTTGCTTGTTCAGATAAAGAAAGTCATACTTTTTATTTGAGTGATCAAAATTAAATGTGCTGTCTTTGTGTTTGTTGTACATATAAAACCAAAACCAAGACACACCGCCTGACCATACTATTTCATTTGTTTGCTTTGGATACAATAGCATATTATCTATATTTTCTTTGGATTCCCATGGTGTGGCAAGTATGAAAGTAAATCCTTGGCTATGCAGTAATACTTTTCTACGTTCCAACTCCTCTCTGTATTCTTTGTTGTGTGAAGGATGTTGTTCTCCTTTTTTTGATCTATCTATGATAGCAAACTTTCTATCATAGGAATCTAAGTCATAGTGTTGTAGCATATAATATTCAGAGGTACAATCAAAGGTTTGATCTCTGAAACTGTGCATATTGACAAACTGCTCATACAGAGCATTCTCACCTGTTTTCATTAGATCAGTTAGAATAAAATTACGTTGCATATGTTCTATAAATACGTGTATGTTAACACCTTTTTTAAAGTATGTATCTGAGGGCAAAGTCATTAGACGACATAGTGACTTGCAGAGATTTAGTTTTCCAGAAGTCACAGAGAGAATTTATCTCAGTTTTCTAGCACTGGCATTAATGAGTCAAACAGATGACAGCAAATCATTTGTAAAATCATATGCTGATCAGACCATGGCCAAAGGAACATTTGATCAAGTGAGAATGGTAAACAATGACCTAGCAAACATGTTGGCCATTGTGGCAGGTGATCCTGAAATTACCAAAAAATTAAAAAACCCAAATGAGGCACAGGCCATGAGACAGCGACAACCTGTACCCGTTATGTCCTTAAGAAGGTATCTTAGAACGTATGAGAACCATTATAAAGTGCTGACAGATCTAGAAAGGGCTCTTGGTATACGTGACGCTAATTTAAAAAATTTAAGACGTGCTGTTGCTAATTTTAATAGATTGGACACAAGACAACAAGCACAAACATTATCAAGATTGAAACAACTGCTACAAGCAAAATTACCAAACACAGACATACAACGTAAATTCAAAGAAATATATTAGAACATATGAACAACAGTTTTTGGGTATTGTACGGACAACACACTGAACCTACTTTCTTAGAAGAGGCAGGTAATGGCCAATTAGCCCAACGAGACAACAGTCTTAGATATGTGGAAAAATGGAGGAACGCAGTAGACATAGGTGCCAACGTTGGTGAGTGGACAAGACCTTTGTCTAGAAAGTTTGATCATGTGATATGCTTTGAGCCAAATCCCAACTTCAGAGAGTGCTTCAACAGGAACATAAAAGAAACCAATGTGACCCTACATCCATATGGTCTCAGCAATTACGAACATACAGTGACACAAGGTTTCAATAGTACACACCTAAATGAGACCATGGGAGATACTGCACCCAGAGACGGTGACATAGAATGCCGCACACTGGATAGTTTCAATCTAACAGATGTTGACTACATCAAGATAGATGTGGATGGTTTCGAGATACCGTTGCTGGAGGGTTCTAAACACACCCTGGAAACAAACAACCCCATCGTCAATATTGAGATGAAGAGGCACAAGAGACCAGTAATAGTGCAGAAAGCCAAGGAAATACTCACAAGTTTTGGATACACCTACCAATCACGTGTTAGAAATGACGAAGTGTGGACAAAATAGTAATATTACAGCATAATTTACCAAAATAATTTATAAATACTTGCAACTTGATTACAGAGTGTGATCAAAGTCATTTTAATCAGATACAAGGAGGATTTAAACATGACAACTAAAGTAAACCCGGTAGCAACATCTAACGATGTGGAAATGATTGGAAAAGAAGTACAATTATTCACAATTGACTACATTAACGCAGTAAACGGTTCAGCAGGACCAAGTGGTGTTCAATCTGCAGTGCTTGACAAAATCATGCAAACAGCAACGATCATCGCGGCAGGACCATTAGGCAACAGTAACACAGAGCAAACTTTCATGACTGAAGGTGCTGACTCAGTAGTAGTTGCAACTTTACAAGCAGACATCAGAACATTAGGAACGCACGACGGTGTTGACGTTTCTGCGGCAACTGTAACTGCAAAAGACTTAACAATCGCTGTATAATAATAGCAATTAATAAGTTTTTACGTAAGACATTTAAAAGGGTGGACATTAATTTGTTCACCCTTTTTTTATGACTTAAATATTCACAACGATGCATCTATATAGAATTCACACACTGGTTGATATCACAAACAATGGTAATTTAAAACAACAGTTTCCATTCAAAACAGAAGCCAACGAAGTGATACACGACAAGCATTCATTGGCCATAGCACGAAATCAAAATTCCAACTTCAATACACTGCTACAACTCCTACAGATGAGAGCAAACATCATGTGGGAACAAGCACCGAAGAAGATAAACGACACACTAGGTAATAGCAGTTTTGGCAAATTCTATGAGGGCAAACACAACACATGGCACTTTGAATTTTTCACAGAGCAAACGGGTGTGTATGGAGATGATGTGGATCCAGCATCTGCTCTTAAAAATGATTTTCATAATGTGCCCATTGTAAGTTTTTGCAAAGAAACAGCAACATTTCCTCTGTCAACGTTCGACACTGAAAACAACGACACGATAAACACCTACTTTTCCTACGCCGGGTATCAAGATAAATAATACTATATTAAGGCACAAGACCACAAACACATAAAGGCACATCTAGGCAATGGAACAGGCTCAACTACAGGCTCTATTAACGGAGGTAAGAATCCTCAAAAGAGATTTACAAAGATATATGAGTACAACAGAATTAGAAAAACAG